GAGCGAATTCCAGCAAGGGCGACTTGGGGAATGCCCCCAGAAGCTCGACTCGTTTTTCGACGAGTTCGATGACCTTGATCTTTAGCGCATCTTGGGCCGTCTTGCCAAAGGTGGCGAGTTTGCGGAATTCAGGTTGCAGCAAGTCAACGGTGTGCATCCGAAAAAAATACTCGGTGCGGATACCACAAGCTCGGGCGAGCTTGAGCAACTGTGACGAGGACGGGGTCAGCAGCCCCTTCTCGTACTTCTGTATGGCGGTGTGCGAGACACCCACTTTTTCGCCTAAGGCGCCCAGCGTCAGCCCTGCCGCCAGCCGTGCTTGACGAATGCGATCAGCAATCATGACGCCCTCCAGGCAAGGTTTAAAAGAATGGACATCTTAAAACATTTTTAAACCTAACGCCAGAGTGAGGCCGAAGGGGTGCTCCTGATCCGAGATCCGCCCAACGGTCCAAAAAATACCCCGTAATCACCTGCACAGACAGCAATTGCCTGTTCTGCCCACCTTTTGCGTCCACCTTGCCCACCGGTTTGCCCACCCCCTGAATCCCAAACTGCACTCACGTTTTCGCAATCACCTGAAAGGAGATCAACGTGAGTGTCAAACACCTGAATCAGCGCCAACTGGCTGAGCGCTGGAATGTCGCGGAGGCCACGCTCGAGCGCTGGCGATCTGCCGGTATCGGGCCGGTGTATCTGAAGTTGCAGGGCCGCGTCCTCTACCGCGTCGAGGACATCGAGGAGTACGAGGCGAGGAGTCTGCACAGCAGCACATCGTCGCGTGTGGTTGCAGGAGGTGTGGCATGAGCCAACGCCATCTGCCCCCGCAACACCAGGACGTTCTCTCCATCCCGGCCACTGATCTGGCTGCATTCGATGCCCGCAGCCTGTTCCAGCTCAAGACGCTAGCCGCCGACCGACTGGCCACCGCGAGGGCGCAAGTCGATCACATCGAGCATGCCCTGAACCTCAAGTATGCCGAGCGCGCCAAGCACCTGCGCCTGGTCGCTGCCAAAGACAGTGGCGTGGTGCATTTCGACGATGGCGACGTGCGTATCACTGCCGACCTGCCCAAGAAAGTCGAATGGGATCAGGCGCTGCTGGCCAACCTGGATGCGCGCATTGCCGCCAACGGCGACAACCCCCGCGAATTTATCGAGGTCAGTTATCGCGTCTCAGAGACCAAGTTCTCCGCCTGGGCCAGTGCCCTGCGCGAGCAATTCATCCCCGCGCGAACCGTGAAGGTGGGCAAGCCCAGCTTCCGTCTCGCCCTGCTTTCGGAGTAACCACCATGTTCAAAAATCTCATCGAATCCCTGCGCAAGAAAACCCTGTCCCTGTCCGACCTGCCGGAAACCATCCGCGTGCCGGGCCACGCCGGGCAGACCGAGATCGACCGCCTTCCGCTCGACCACGCATCGGTCGATGACCTCGCCTTTGCCATCCAGGTGCTGGAAGCCCGCTCGTCTGAGATCTCCTGCCAGTTGCATTCCCTGCGCCGCCTGCACGACCTGGCGCGCGCCCGGGGTGCGCTCGGCACGGACAAGGTCACCGAGATCTTTGGCGGGGAGGTCTGACATGAGCTTTCCCTTCATCACCGCCGAGCAGCGCTTGGCAGAAAAGCGTGGCTCCAAAGGCGTCATTCTTGGGCCATCAGGTGTGGGCAAAACCACGCTGCTCAAAACCGCCGATGCGACCCGCACCCTGTTCATTGACCTGGAGGCCGGCGATCTGGCCGTGCTGGATTGGCCTGGCGACAGCGTGCGGCCACGCACCTGGCAGGAATGCCGTGATCTGGCCTGCTACATCGGTGGCCCCAATCCGGCGCTGCGCGACGACCAGTCCTACAGCCAGGCGCACTACGACCAAGTGTGTGCCCAGTACGGCGATCCGACCATGCTGGCCAAGTATTCGCTGATCTTTGTCGACTCGATCACGGTCGCAGGGCGTTTGTGCCTGCAATGGGCCAAGGGTCAGCCACAGGCCTTCTCCGAAAAAACCGGCAAGCCCGACACGCGTGGTGCTTATGGCCTGCATGCCAGCGAACTGGTCGGGTGGCTCACCCAGTTGCAGCATGTCCGTGACAAGGACATCTGGCTGGTCGGAATCCTCGACGAAAAGCTCGATGACTTCAACCGCAAGGTGTTCAGCCCTCAGATCGAAGGCTCCAAAGCCGCCCTGGAACTGCCCGGCATTGTCGATCAGGTCATCTCGATGGTGGTGCTCAAGTCGGATGACGGCACCCCTTATCGCGCCTTCGTCTGCCAGCACATCAACCCCTGGGGCGACCCCGCCAAAGACCGTTCCGGACGACTGGAGGTCGTCGAGGAGCCGCATCTGGGCCGCCTCATTTCCAAGATCACTGCGCCGCGCGCGCAATAAGCAGGAGAGTATTCATGAACAGCTACAGCAACAACGCCGCCTGGAATGACTTCAACGATGCCGAAGACCAGCGCGAGTACGCCCTAATCCCACCCAAAACCCTGGCCAAGGTCATCATGGCCATTCGCCCGGGTGGGTATGACGATCCAAGCCAAGGCTGGACTGGCGGTTACGCGACCCGTTCCGACAAGACCGGTGCGATCTATCTCAACGCCAAGTTCACCATTCTGGAAGGACCGTTTGCCAAACGCGTGGTGTTCGGGCTGATTGGCCTGTCCAGTCCCAAGGGCCCGGAGTGGACCCATATCGGGCGTAGCTTCCTGCGCGCCATTCTGAACTCGGCGCGTGGCATCCATCCGGCAGACAACTCGCCACAGGCGCAGAGTGCGCGCCGCATCAAGGGCTTTGCCGATCTGGATGGTGTGGAGTTTGTCGCTCGCATTGATGTCGAGAAGGATCAGAACGGCGACGACAAGAACGTGATCAAGGCCGCCATTCAGCCGGATCACAAAGAGTATGCCGTGCTGATGGGGCAGCCTATGCGCACCCCAAGCCAAGCGCCTTCGGCTCCCACCGGTACGCTCCCTATGACATCGGCGCCAGCCGTTCCCACTCGTCCTGCCTGGGCGCAATAAGGAGGACTACCCATGATGCTGCGTCCTCGGCAGCGGGAATTCGTCACCCGCTGCGTCACGGCCCTGAAAGCCCATGGCAACACCCTCGGTGTGGCGCCGACCGGTGCAGGCAAGACGATCTGCCTGTCCGGCACCGCCGGTGAGTTTCTTCAACATCCGGACGCCAAGGCCTGCATCTTGGCGCACCGCGACGAATTGACCGCGCAAAACCTGGCGAAGTTTGGCCGCGTCAATCCGCACGTCAGCACTTCGATCTTCGATGCCCACCAGAAATCGTGGTCGGGTCAGGCCACCTTTGCCATGGTGCAAACGTTGGCACGCAACCTGGAGCAGATGCCCACGCTGGACATGCTGGTGATCGACGAGGCTCACCACTGCGCGGCGCCCACCTACCGACAGATCATCGACTCGGTCTTGGCCAAGAACCCGCATGCGCTGATTTACGGCGTGACTGCTACGCCCAATCGCGGGGATGGCAAGGGCCTGCGTGAGGTGTTCTCCAATGTCGCAGACCAGATAAGGTTGGGTGAGCTGATCCGCTCTGGGCATTTGGTGCCACCACGTACCTTCGTGGTCGATGTCGGAACGCGTGGCGCACTCGACGGCGTGCGCAAACTGACCGACGACTACGACATGAATGCCGTGGCGTCGATCATGAACACCACGCCTGTGAATGCGGCGGTGGTCCAGCATTGGCAGGCGCATGCCGCCCGTCGCAAGACCATTGCCTTTGCCGCCACCGTCGATCACGCCTATGCGATTTGCCATGCATTCATTGCAGCAGGGGTGAAGGCCGCCGTGGTTCATGGCGAGATGACCCCTGCAGAACGTCAGTCCGCGCTGAGGTCCTATGAATCCGGCGATGTAACGGTGCTGGTCAATGTCGCCGTGCTCACAGAAGGGTACGACTACACGCCCACCTCCTGCATCGTGCTGCTGCGCCCCAGCTCCTACAAGTCCACGTTGATCCAGATGGTCGGACGCGGCCTGCGCGTGGTCGACCCTGCCGAGCACC